ATTCCATATCTTTCCTTAATGTATTTGTATATCTTTAGGTATGCCAGTAGCACGATATTCTAATTCATCATCAGTTAACTCCCTTAACTTCATAATAACATCGGTGTCTACATCTTCTAATTTATTCCCTGCAAAAATAAAACTACCAGTAACTAGTATCAGTTCTTCTAATCCTATTTCATGGAGAGGTTTTTCTTCAGGCATTTTCTATTTCCTGTACTGTAATATTTTCAATAGCCTTCTTGTTCTTTCTAATAATTCTTTTAATTCTTTGTTGAAACCAACGAGGAGTATAAGCAGATAGATGAATACTGCGATTAGCAAAGAAGTGAGTTTGCTCTGGCATGTATTTATCCATGTTCTTAGGGTTAAGTTTCTTAGCTTCTTCATCGGTCAACATAGTCTTTAACCATTTAAGAACCAGTTGATTTGCGTGTCTTCTTATTCTTTTTGCCTTTTTTCCATTCATTAGTTAGTTCCTTTACTTTAGGTTCTTTAACAACAGTTGTAAAATAAGCTAGTCCTTTAGCATATTGAAATATCCTTAGACCTTTACCATCATTGGTATCTTTATGGCATTCGTACTTATGTCTACAGTAAAAACATTCACGAGGTAGTTTCATATTGCCTGATACACCATCAGGTACAGGATCGTAGCATTTTTGAGGTGGTTGTGAAGACTTTAAAGCTTTCTTCACTCTACTTATTTTAGTCTTTATATTAGGCTTGTCAAGTTCTTCAGGTATAAATAGTGCAAGTTCTCCTGTTTCTTTATTAAGAGCAAGGAACCCACCGCCATTCGTACCCATTGCTTCCTCATAACTAGCAAGTTGAGACATATAACCAAAGGTATCTTGTTCTGCTAATGTACCATCTCTAAATTTCTTAAAGGCAAAGCCTGAAGCAGTCTTAACATCAACTACTTCTCCATCAATCGTACAATCCATGTGGCCCTTAACACCGCTAACGGACACATTCCTCTGCTCATCATCTACTTTATGTCCTGCTAATCTTACCAGGAACAAGACAACCTCTTCTAAGATGTGACCATATAGAAATTTAATAAAGGTGGGAGGAGATATAGGTATGTTACTTTCCTCAGAGTTTAAATCATACCATAGCTGTCTCTCAGGCTTACCTATATTTGACATTCTTAAAGTTTCAGTACTGTTCCTTGGTTCAGGGTGGGCCCAATGCTTTAATGCAGTCTTAATAGAATCACCAAGTTCATCTAACTCTTTCTCAGATACATCTAATTGTTTACCTTCTCCTAGTACAGAGAGCTTACTGTAGATGTCATCTACTAAAGTATCTAACTTTTTCTTTTTCATAATGCCTCTATAGTTTTCTTGGCTTCCTTTACAGATACTTGAAACCATTCTCCATTAAATGTTTTACCTTTATTAATAAGTATTTTATGTACCTCTTGTTCAGCTTTACTTCGATTAGCAAAAAACTTTTTATATTGTAATGTATAATCTCTATAAGGACTACTTGTTTGATATTGTTTGCACCTATCTTCAGCATCTATTGCCATGCCAACCTTTACCCAACCTTTCCAAGTAGGATTAGTTATTACATAAACATGACCACTCTTTTCTTTATCATATAATAAGTTAGCTATCTTAGTAATTGCTTTTGGTTTCTTTATCTTTCCAAAAACTAATCTACTTATGTTTCCACCTTGTTGAAGATAGCCTTCTAAACTTCTGAATTTTCTTTTATAATAAACAAGGCCCTCTTCATTAAAGTGATGGTTTGTTCCTTGCTTTCTCCAAGTAGTTCCATCAAATCTCCTGCCATCTGACCTTATATCTCCGTTTTGTGGTTTAATGTGTCTCACTCCAATTATCTCCTACTTTGTATTCTCCATCTAAAGGACAGAGAAGATTATAATAATTACCTGCCGTTTGTATACAATCAACAGCTAACTGCCCTACGAAATCTACTAAGTCTTCCCTAACTTCCATCTGCCATTCATCGTGAATGTTAGCCACAAACTTTGCATCTAATGTCTGTAACTTTATTAAAGAATCTAACATAGCTAAAGCTCTTTTCATAACTATAGCTCCTCCACCTTGCAGTAAAGTATTCAATGCCGCATGAGGATGGCGAACAAATATCTTCCTACCATCTAAACCTTTCACATATTTTTTCTGTGCTGATCGTCTAACTTTATCTCCAAGAGCCTTAAATGTTGGCCTATTATCAAAGAAATGTTGTCTAAGTCTTTTACCATCTCTTTGATTTCCTCCAACCACACTACCAAGTTTTCCATCTCCTGCTCCGTATATAAGGGCATAGATGAATGTCTTTGCCTGATCTCTTGATTTAAGTCCTGCAAGTTTCTGATTAAAGGTGTGTATGTCTCCGTTAATGATTTCATTTGTAAACTCCTCGTCATTCATATAATGTGCTAACATTCTAAGTTCTAGTCCACTAGCATCTATTCCAACTAACTTATACCCTTCAGGTACAATCCAACAAGAACGACACTCTTCGCCAAAAGGACTCTTTACACTAGGTACTTGAGCCATGTTGGGATTCCTATGTGCCATTCTCCCTGTTATCGTACCATTAGGTATAACAAATCCGTGTACTCTATCATCTTCCTGTTGAGCTTCAAACCAGGAATCTATTTGTGCTATTCTTTTTTGTAGTAGTAAATACTTAGCAATCAACCTAGCTTCAGGTATCTCTTTTATGTTAGCTAAAGTCTTTTCATCTACCATAGGTTGCCCTGTTGGTGTCATCTTCTTTGGCTTCCAACCAAACTCTATTAAGTATTCTCCTATTTGTTTGCGTGAGCCTAAGTTAAAGTCTTGTAGCTTACGTCTAGTAAAGGGAGTTATATCATCAGTATAAAGTCTTTCTTTGTATTCTTCATCTGTTAATCCTTGTTTAGATAAAGTTCCATCTTGTTTTAATTTAGGTGTAACTTCTTTAATGTCAATCATCTTAGGCTTAAATACCTCATGTACTTCCCTCTCTATGTTACCCATTCGTTCTCTTAGGTCAGCCAACAACAATTCAGCTTTTCTATCATCGAACAAAAACCCATTCACTTCTTGTTCTTTTAAGATACGAGCAGTAGAATGTTCCAAACTAACACTATCTTTAGTAAATCCTTTACTTTCTTTCTTTAACTGTTCAAACACAAGAGTATTTAATTGAACATCTCTTGCACAATATTTTAACATTTCAGGACTGTACTCTTGGTAATCTTCAAATTCTATTTTAGGTAAGCTTAAACGATGACCCCATACCTCTAAGCTATGCCCTCCCTCTCTAACAGGATTGAATAATCTAGAGAGGACAAGAGTATCTACTATTGTTTTATGAGACAATGTAACATTACTAAACTTTTCTACCATTGGGATATCAAAACCTACAATGTTATGGCCTATAAGTTTCTCAGCAGATTCTAAAAAAGCATATCCTTCTTCTAATTTATCAGGAGGAAATTTAAAAATCTCCTTAGTCTCTACATCTTGAGCCACTATACAATGTATCTTTGTAGCTTTTAGATCGTCTGTCTCTATGTCAAATACTAAGTTCATTATCGTAATCGTCAAATTCAAAGGCATCTCTAGGTAATTCATGTAGCCTTCCTGTTTCATGGTCATATTTTAGAGAAGAGGAAAGACCTACATCTCCTGTATACCTAGATTTAAGAACACGCAAACGAGTAGTGTTAGATTCTTCTTTGTCATCGGCTTGTTGGTTTCTCTCCAAAGCAATAACACAATCACTTAATTGTGCGATAGATTGACTTCCTCTTAAATGACTAAGCGACACTTCTATTCCTTGTTCATGTCCTTTATCAGAGGATACTCTCCTTAAATGAGATACCAGGATTAGTCCTGCTCCTGTTTCTTCAACTATACTTCTAAGTCTAGTCATAATATCATCTATGGCCCTCCTTTCATCGCCTTCGTGAACTGCCGACACAAGCATATGTAAGTGATCTATCACTACCCATTTGCAACCACACCCTATAATCATAAAGCGAAGTTTGGAAAATATTTCTTCAATACTATTAGTACCAAAGTGAGCATGTACCCAAACTCTACCTTTGTTTTCTCCATCATATAAAACATTAAACAACTGATCGAGTTCTTCTTTGGAAAACTTCTCTCGTTCTTGGTCTATATATAATCTAGCATTAGCTTCGATTGAAAGTATGCCGTCAACAGTTCTTCGCCAATCTTCCTCAAGAGCTATCACACCTACATTATCAGTTGTATTCATTATTAAATGATGTTCAAGTTCACGAGTAACTGAAGACTTACCTAGACCTGTGCCTCCTGTAAGTGTTACAAGTTCGCCTTGTCGTAAACCATAAAGCTTCTGATTCAAATCTTGCCAAGGGTAAGGCACACTTTCTTTATGCTCTCTGTTATGAAACTTATCTCTTAATTCAGATATGTTTATAACTCCACTAGGAGTATATACTTTAGAATCCCAAAAGGACTGCATAAATTGTTGATGTTCGTTAGCTTTAAGCATATCGTTAGGGTCTTTAAAGCCATTAGGTAAAGTCATTATCTTCGCCTTTCCTGGTTTAAGTATTCGTGCTACTTTCTTAGAGGCTTCTCGACCTGCCTTGTCCTTATCAAAACAAATAACTACAAAATCAAAACCTTCTACAAACTCTAAACTATTCTTAACATCTTTAACTGCGTTTCCTGCTCCACCTTTAACTGAAACTACAGGCCATTTCGATCCCATTAGTTGATAAGAAGCCATAGCATCACATTCGCCTTCAACAATGGTAAGAAACTTACCGCCTGATTTAAAGAGATTCTCTCCAAATAGACCTACTTCAGATTGAGTTCCTGTCCATCTGAAATCTTTAGTAGCTACTGTCCTAATCTTTGAAGCTGTTAAAGTATTCTCAGAGTAGTAAGGGTACATGTGTTCAGCTACCTTACCTTCATGGTTGTAGACAACTTTAACTCCATACTTACGAGCAGTATCTTCAGATATACTCCTATCAGTTAATGCTCCGAAAACATACTTAGAAGCATCAGGTTTAGATAAGTTTATTTCAGCTTTAGTTTCAATTATTTCTTGGTTATATTTAAAAGGTGTGTCTCCGTCAACATTATGACTATGACACCAAGCAGTACCATTAGTGAAAACTGTTAAGCACTTCTTATGTTTACAGACAGGACAAGACTGATGAGTTTTAGCTACTCCGTTTGATGACATAAAGCCTCCTTATTATGTGGCTAGTTCAAGACTTACAGCTTAACCAACTAGTTACCTAGTTCAAGACTTACAGCTTAACCAACTAGCCACACGTTTCGACAAGAGAAGTTTTACCTTCTCGGCACACACATCTACTCTGAATCTTCTTCAGACTCAGCACTAGATTCTTCTTCCCCTTCGCCCTTTACGACAGGAGGATTACCTTCATGGTAACGAGCAACTAACTTAGAAGCAAACCCATCAATACCAACTTGAGTCTTTTCTAGACCATAAATTTGTTGTGCTTTGATTTGGGTTAGTTCTTGTAATTGAGCAAACCACCTTTTACTATCAGCATCAGGTAGCTCATCAGCAGTTAATTGAATATCTCCAATAGTAATGAAAGGTAGTTTATTATCTACTTCTTCTACTTCTACTTCTTTATTTGCCATTTCTAAAACTCCAATTCAGTTTCTTCGTTATCGTCAAGTCCAAGTTCTTCTCCATCAATCGAAGTACCTTCGTACTCAATTAAGTTGTTTACTTGAACAGCTTGTAAGTCTAAGTTTCTACCTGATCTATCCCCAAATGTCCAATCATAAGGTCTACATTGAACAGTCACATCTGAACCATTACCTACCTTACAATCTAAAGGATTCTTATCAGCATCAACTAATTTAGGTACTGCATTAGCACTACCATCTTTCCTATTTACTTCCCTTTTAATAGTAATAAAAGGCGAGTACTCTTTATCATCTCTGACATTAAAGCCTTCAGTTTTTAACTTGTTGGCAGTCTCATCATCGAGAACTAAATCTAAAGAATACTTAGGTGGTGGGAACTTCGTTATTCCTGGTGAGGTTATTGAGGCCCACATTGCTTTACCACTTAGCAACATATTGTTTTCTCCTATATTTATTAAACAAAAACTGTGGGAGTTTTATGAAGATTCTAGACTCCCTTGAACTAGAGCTAATAGAATTAGCACAGAATAATTTTTGGAGGGTATCGTGAGGTGTAATCATTCTGTATCTTCTGATCGTAAAAAAGGTTTATATATGTAAGTCATAAAATCCTTATACGCATTTTCACTTGGGAAAGATAATGTAAACATAGAATCAGCATCATCTCTATCAACTGAATAAGGTATCTTTAATTCATAACATTCTTTGTAAGCTTCCGTAGTCAGCTTCCTAAGTTGATTGTCATTTATTATTAAGGACTTATTAAACATATTAACTCCTATTTATATAAACAGCTTGACCATCTACGATTTTAGCGAAGTCTCCTCGCTTTGATATATCTTCCCAAACTTTAATCGGCATGAGCTTCCTAGTATTTCGTGAGACAAGTCGGAGGGTTGCCCATTTGCGACCAAGAGTAATCACTCTATAATGATAATGACCGCAAAGAGTTCCCCACCCTCTGTTCGTTAATCTTTTTTCAAAAATATACTGAGTTGGATTAAACCTCACTACATCTCCTTTCTCTATTTCTTCTGTCACGATTCGGATTATACTAAAGTAATTAATAAATTAAAAGTATTTACCAGGATTAACTATTAACTGTTAGCTTCATGGCATAGACACAATCGTTTGCTCCAACCCTTGCCGAGCTATATGTAAACTTACTCACATGCCTAGTGGCAATCCTTTGAATGTCCATTGGTATTCCATCTTCAACTCTGATGTTATTAACAATACCATCGAAGGCTACATTATAAGTAACATCAAACTCAAAAGTTCCTACCGATCTAGCTTTCTCCAAAGCTCTTACTAAAGTTTTAGTAGAAGGTTTAGAAAGTCTATCATCTACACAGCTAATAAAGGTAGGCTCTTGCCACGAGTCCTTTATTATTTCAGTAGGTTCTGCTGTTACTTCTTCAACAACTGTTGGAGTAGTTTCTTCAACAACTGTTGGAGTTGGTATAGCTTCTTCAACTGCAAGGGGAGGTTCAGTAGTTTCTAGTGGTCTTGTAAGTAGAGCCACCTTATCCTCTAGGGATATAACAAAGTCCTCTAAACCTAAAACAAATTTCTCTAAGTCCTTTGTTCTACTAGATAATTCGTCAATGCTTTCATCATAAGTTATAGCATCAAGGGATTGATAAAGTTTGTTAAGTTCCTGGTAAACATCATCATTGGATTGGTCGAGGGAATCTATCCTATTGACCAAACCTCCATAAGCTTCTTGTAGTTCCATGTCTATCTGTAAGTTAGTAAGTGATTTAGTAACTAAGACAGAAGCAACAACTGCAATTACCAATGTTATAATAATTTCAATTATTCTATTTTTCATATATTCTCCTTTTCAAAATTTAAAATACAATCTCCTAGAAATTGTGGTATTTGTGGTACAACTGCGTTACCTATTCCTTTAAGTCTGTGTACCCTATTGGGTATCCCATAAGCCACTCTGTCCAATTTGGGTTCAGTTGTCCATTGGGTTTTGGCATATTGTGCAAATCTTTCGATCTGTTCTCTCGTGACAATATGTTTAGGCTCTCCTCTAAGGCCACTCGATTCGGAAGCTGACCTAAGTGTGACCTCAATCCCTTCTTCGCTTTGTCCACTATGGACTGCATCTTGTTTGCTCCCTTCCAATCCCTTGCACATGGAGTTGGATACAGTTCGGTGGGAAACTTCTGATTCGGATATAGT